CACCTAGACTTGCACCACTTATTGTAACTGTATCACCTATGACAAAATCAGGTGTACTACTTGATACAAATACTGTTGTATATGTATCTGGTAATTGTTTAAATACTGTCATTACACAACTAGTACCACTTCCTGATACACTTTTGCTTGGAGCATTTGATATAATGTTTTTAAATATTATTGGTGGTGTTATAATTGGTGGTATAACTGGAGGTATTACAACATTTGCATTACCTGGATCATTAGATGTGGTTTGTGTAACACTCACATTACCATAAATGTTATTGTTATACTGTATCATTGTCATTTCAGTTGTCAATGCACTTGATTCATCTTCTTTTTCTTTGATACGCATAACACGATATTCTGCATTAGTCAAACCATACACATCATTTGTTACTTTTACAACATCACCTACATCTATTTGTAGTGTGCTGTGATCACCACCTAAACTTAATATTTGATTGTTTCTGGTTTGACTTAGATCAATGTTTGCTAATGTTTTTGCTTGTATGTTGTTGTTGATCATGTCTATTCTGTAATCAAGTTTGTTGTCTGGCTCATTTGCCATTCTATTACCTGCGGCTGTTTCTATGAATACTGTATTACTTTGATCTTTTCTTTGATGATCTGCAAATTCTACTTGTATTTGATTATACTGATCAAATAAACTGGTGTTTTGCACTTTTATACCACTGATAATATTGTCATCATTCAACTCAAAAGCACTACTTGTATCTTCTGTGTGGTTCATTTTGATTTTAAACTTACCTTGTTTGCCATCAAACATAAAGAAGGCACTACTTGCCATACAGATTTTATCCATGTTGGTTTTAACTGTGTCAAATGTGCTTAATACTCCGTCAATTGTATATCTTTTACGAGTAGCACTACCGCCTCCTGCAGGAGTATATGGTATTAGTTCATTTGATATAGATTTCATTGAAGTTGCACCACTTCCTGTAAGACTATCTGTGTCAATGTCTGCAGTTTGTAAGCCTGCACCATATCTACTGTTAGTCATGTAGTCTAAAAGTACTTCTCCTGGATTATTTAGACTGTTTTGTACTTCTATACTGAGTGCACCTAGTCCTTGTAAACTGTTTTCTGCATCATAATCAACTTCTACCATGATGAATACCAAATCACTCATGGTATATTGTGCTGTATTAGTCCAATGTGGCATCATTGTGGTTGCATCTACTTTTGCTGTGGTAGGGAATATCTGATTTGCACTACCTGTACCACCTGCGTATGCTCTCATACGAATTTTTCCATTCCAATTGCTGTCTGTGGTAGCATTTTTGTCTAATTTACTTACTACAGTATGTCCACTGAAGTTTAATCTAGCATCATTCCACCATATTTCACCAATTGAATATGAACCTGAGTCTGTTTTTTCACTTAACACTATACAATAATGCATAGTGTTGTTTTGATTTGATATATTTACATCAATAATAGGTCCTGAAGTATATACATCACCGTAAATCACTGGTACTTTGTTGTCTGTGCCTGGTGGTAACTGTATTCTTGTGCCTAGATCACCCATTGCACCAAGGTCTGGTTTGAGATATGTGCCTAATTGTCTTGCTGTACCAACGGCAATACCCGCAGTTACAACACCTGCAACTATACTTGCGGCTGTACCTGTAATACCTATAGCACCTAAACCTGTTACAATAGCACTAAATACGGCTGTAATTGCTGATACTATACCCATTATGCAGTCCTCATGTATATACTTTCTATTTTATTCATACCTCTTTTCTCGAGATTAATACTTGGTGATTGTTCTAGCATTGTCATAGTATATCCTACTATTGCACTTGCTTGTAATAATTGTTCGCAGTGGTTTTGATAGTCTAAAAACAATCTACCACCTGCACTTGTAGTTCTGTATTCTGGATCTACCCACCATGCAAGTTCTCTCATTGTTAATCTGTCTGATAACCAAACATCTTCTACTGGTGCCGCCATTAAGAAACCAACTATTTTGTTATCTTCTTCTGCTACAAGCAATACTCCTGCCATACGCACATAATCAAATCTTTTGAATATGTGATTTATATTGTAATCTGGGTCATGATAATATTCAACAGGAGCCGCATTTGCAAAGTCTTTGAATAACATCGCAATATCATAAAAATCTTCTCTAACTGCTTCTCTTACTTCCATTATCTTTCTTGTGCTCTTCCACTACGGCCACGGTTACCACCGCCTCCACCACCGCCTCCACCACCACCACCAACACCTGTACCTGGCTTGTATTCCATACCAAAGTCGAATTGTAGGTTTTGTAGATCAGGCACACGATCAAAACTTTGATCTGTGGCGTCGAATCTGTCCCTATCTGAAGGGTCTGTTTTTTGTCCTGCTATTTTGTTTTCTAATAATGTGTTTAAACTTGCAACACTAAATGTAATACCTGTTGTGTTGAATCCTGCAGGTAAATTTGTGTCTTCACTCAATTGAAAATTTGTGATAATGCCTTTGAATCTAGTAAACACTTGTCCACTGATTATTTCACTATTACTAGGATGAAAGAATCCTCTTTTTATTGTGACATTACCACCTAATATAGGTGCTTCTAAAACTCTGGTTATGTAATTTGTTTCTGACGGTATGCCACTTACTGATATTGTGATATCTCCTTCTGTGGCTTTTATTTCGTCTGTGAAGTCTGTAACACCCAACAGTATACCCAGTTCGTCGTATGTGTCTGCACCTATAGTGATAGGAGTATAAGCATTGCTTATATGATAAACATTACCTCCTACTTCTAAGTCAACAAACATAGCATGACTTATGTCACTGCTTTGTACACTGGTTATTGTGGTTGCCATATTATTCTATAATCTCAATTAATGAAAAATCACTATCAAATGCTAATAAATCATGTGGATAAACTCTGTATTCTGGTTTTTCTAACATCTTGACTCTAAATTGCACACTACTACCTAATATAATGCCTTTACCACTTACAGTATAACCATCTTGTGCTATAAAAGGTCTGTGTATAGGTACTGTTACACTTGTGGCATTCCATGCTACATCACTGGTAACTCTATATGGATATCTATAACTGTTATCCAACTGTATAAAGTCTCCTTTCTTAAATGCGTTAGCAGGTGTGCCTACTACTGCTGTTGTATTTAAGACTATGCTACTACCACTGGCACTTGTTACGGTAATTGCGCCTATTTGAGTAGCATTTGCGGCACCTTTGTATTCTGTAATATAACTTAAATTTGTATTTGTAGTGCCAATATCAACTGTTTCTTCTGTGGTTATATCAAGTGTATCTATTTGTTCAACTAAATCTCTGTTTTCACTGTATCTTAATGCATCATGCATGCCTACTTCAAAGTTAAATGGTTGACTTGTGGGTCTTAAACTTGTAAGAACTCTACCACTTCTTGATATTGTTTGTCCAGCAGTTTTAGTTCTGCCAAACTTGATAAATGTTGCATTATCTATAATTGTTTGAATACTCATTATGCTGGTAACCTCCTACGACCTGCTTCTGTGACTGCAAATATGAATTCTGGATCTCTTGCAACCAATTGTTGGAAACTTTGTGCATCTACGGCATTTATGTTGTATGTGACTGCTCTACCGCCACCTAATGAATCATTAGGCACAATGTTTCCTGTTGCACCTGGAACAAATAATTCTGGTCCTTTTTCACCAACAATGTAAGGTCTGTTTTTCATCACAGGACCACCCATTGCTCTTTTGCCAAATATACCTAATAATCCACCACCTGTTAGACTATCAACGCCGCCACCTACTCCAAATGTAACACCAAATAAACTTCCTAGTATAGGTTGTATAATTGCTAATCTTAATGCATCTGCAATCAACTGTACAACTAATTTTTTGAAGAAACTTTGGAATGCTTCTGCGGCACTTTTGCCTTCTACTAAACTGGTTGCTAAGTCTTTACTTAAGGCAACTTGTGCTTGGCCAAGTGTGTTTAAGAAATTTGCTAAACCTTCATTCTCACTTAGTGCTTCATCTAACTCTTTTTTAGCATCTGAGGCTTCATCAAACAATTCTGGATATTTTTGCATTATTGCGGCTAATTGTTCATTTAGTTCAACATATTCTTTTATTGTGACAATATCACCAATGCTGTCATTGAAGTCTTTGAATGCTTGTTGACCTTCTGACAAACTGTCATCTACATTACCTAACATATCATTTAATCTGTTTATAATGTATTCATATGCTTGAGCATTTGTGGTTGCTTTAACTATGTCTTGTGAGAAGAAGTCTAATGCCTGTTGAGCAAACTGTTGTTGTTGTACAAAATCTCTAGCACCATCTGTTAGTTCTTGGAAAAATGCTGTTAATGGATCTACTTGCTTTGTACTTGCTTTGAATTTGTTTAATTCTGTTGTAGCATCTGCTAATTCATTTTGTGCGGCCTTAAGTAATGTTTCATAATTTTCAAGTTCACCATTTGCTAAGAATTGTGCAAATCGTAAATCATTAATGGCATCTGTTGCCTTTTGTTGTCTATCTGTTAATTTTTCTAATTCTGTTCTGTAATCATTTTTTGCAAAAGCATTTGCGGCACTGGTTAATTCATCTATTCTTACTTTTAATTTTTCTGCTTCTTCTTTGGCCTTCTTTTCTTGATCTGCTTCAAAGGCTAACACATGAGCATTATTTAGAACAGCATCTGTATTTTCTTTTAATGCATCTGTTACACCAAAAATCTTTTCTTTGTATAATTTTGCTAATTCTCCTACTTGACCTGTTAATATAATATAACCGCCCAAAACAAACAAAGTATCTAGAACTCTTTCACCAAAAGATTTAAATGCAGGCATTGCCTTTGCAACTACTTCACCTATTTTCTTTATTGCACCTGCGGCGCCTAGTCCTGCTAATTTAACACCATTAAATGCAACTCTTAATTTTGCAAATGGATTCAATACAAAAACAACTACACTTAGTATAACTCCAAATGCTATTTCCATATCTCCAAATGCTTCATTTAATTTTTCTACACCTTCTGTTACACCATTAATTGAATTTGTTAGTGCTTTTAGTCCATTAGTGAGGTCTTCTTGTATAAGACCAAACAATGCGGCTTGTAATTCATTTAGTGCGTCACCTAAATTATTTTGTAACCTACTAATATTTTCACTGCTGGTTTCTAATGCACCGCCAAATCTTTCATTTAATCCGTCTGTTAGTGCACCAATAATTTTATTAGCACCTTCGGCTGTTTGTCCAAATTTACTCACTTCTAATCTGGTGATACCTAGTTTTTCTTGTAAGATGTTGAATACAGGTATCCCTCTATCAGCCAGCCTGTTTAGATCCTCTAAACCTAATCCACCTGCTGTAGACCTTGACACTAAGTCTAAGGCGGCCTGAAATGTACCCATCTGGTCTGTGGTTACTGAAGCCGTATCTGCAAATGTTTTTAACAGTTCATCTGTGGGTTCAACACCAGCACCTTTTAACTGTACGAATGCCTGTGTTAATGTTTCTACACTAAATTGTGTACCTTGTGCAAAATCTGTAATACGATCAAACTGCCTAGCACCTTCATCTACACTACCAAACACAACATTTAGTGAGTTTTGTAGATCTTGGAAACTGCTACCTACATCTATTATGCTTTTGAGTACAGCACCACCACCTATTGCGGCAAAGGCTGTTGCTATTTTGCCTGCACTAAGTACACTACTGCTTTCA